ATTTTAACCCCCGTGAACAGAGCGCTTGCCAATCTGCACGCTATATAGACGAATGTCTTTTTGTTGGCAAAGCTATCTCCGTCCAAAACAGGCGTGTCCCACCATGCGGAAATTGCATGTTTTTCTCCGTTCTCGTCCTCGTCGTAGGGCTGGCCGGGAACGAACTTGAAGATTGCCCCGCTCGCTGTGCCAAGATGAAGCTGTCCGTTCTCTTCCCACAGGATTCTTGCGGAAAGCCCTGGGAAGTAATACCCTTCGTACTGCCTGTGAGAAAGAGGTCTTTCCTTCGATACGGAATACTGCATGGAGTCTAAAACATAGATTGTATCTGCGCAGGCAAGATAATAAAATCTGTCAAAGGCGTAAGCGTATGCGTTTTCAAGATTTTGTTCTTTCTTAAGTGCGCCCGAAAGGTAATAGCTTCTTTCCTGTGAAAATCTTTCTCCCAAAACGTCCGACGGCGTGACCGCAGAGATATTTTTGTCCCGAGTCACGTACATTGGTTCGTTTTCCAGAGTGGCGAATGAGTGCTTTGCAAGCGCCCCCGCGGTCTGGTAGGAGCCTTGAGAAACGAACACAATTTGATTGTTTATCAGTGTTCCGCTTCTCAAATTGGTGTTGTCGTCGTTCTCGGCGTTGTCCTTGTGGGTTACAAGATAGTCACGGACTATGGAGTAATTCACTATCTTTGAGGAATCCTGACCGATTACCGAGTAAGACAAGTCTCCAAAGTAAGTCGGGTCGTTCATCTCCGAGCAGTAGTCGTAGTGAGGTAAATCGGGATTCCCTGCCACGAACAGTCTGTCTCTTGCCCCGTTAAGTCCGTAAATGATTGAAACGTCGCATTTATTGATTCTGTCTGCGTAACCCGTGATGGTTTTGGCGTAGGTTATGTAAATGTTGTCCTCGCCTTCGATCGGAGATACCCCCGGAGCCGTGCTGAACGTCACTTGTCCTAACGTGCGGTTGACCGTGAAATGTGTATCTTCCGTCAACGGCGAAAACGTGCCATCCACGTTCATTTTTTCGATTGTCACTGTGTCGGCATCAATGTTAGTGGCCGTCAACTGGTAAATCTTGTCCGATTCGGTTCCGGCGAATTTCTCCGTCCGCTTCTTTTGAAGCATGTTGATCGGCTGTAAAACAGTTCCGCCGCCTGTAGGCGCACGGGCAATGATGATTACAGGAATCGTGCCTGTGTTCTCAACTGCCGTTATTGTGGATCCGTCGAAACATAGATACTTTTTCCCGTCCAGAATCCACAGTTTCCCGTTCATCTGCTTTGCAACGGAAATACTGTCATTGGCCCCTGAATAAAGTTCTGACGGGGTTTCTCCGTCGAGGTATATCTTCGTGCCGGCGTGAACGATTTTCTTTGTGGTGGCCCCGTACAAAAAATGAACCCCGTTTATCTTGTCGGGGTATTTCGTAACCAGTTTGAGTCCGTCTCTTTTTTTGACCTTTCCTACTTCATCACGAATCATGTTCGGGCAGGAAGGGGAACGATTCTTAGCGACGTTGTTCGGGGCGTTTGTCAAGTCTGCGCCGAGGAAGGTTTCTATCGTTTCAGACTTTGGCTCTATTTGTTTTGGTACTGAGAATCGCATCTTACCACCCCTTAAATGGATCAACATACTCAGCGGTCACAAATTCCACTGTTCCAGTGTCGGCGTTTGGTGTCAGCAATTCTCTGGCTACCTCGAATTCGTTTCTCCACTGTGTTGCGAGTGCGATATCGTCCTCTTTGTAAAGCTGTGATGCCATGTATAAGGGAAGCAAAACAACGACTTCGGGATCTAGCGAAAGTTCCGTGTTGTCCGGGGTGTCTTTGGTTATCTGTTGAGGATAGGCGTTATAATAGACCGTCCACTTTCCAACATCCTTCGAGGGCAACACTAAAATACTGTTTCCCTCCGTTCTGATAGATACTTTTTTATACGTTTCGTCGTCCTCGAAATAAACGGCATTAAAACTGTAAAAGTCCTCTACCAACTCCTTGAAATCGTACCGTTGCACAATACCATAATCCTCGCCAGTTTGGTTTATTTCGTGGGACTTAATAAGATATTTCCCTGCCGTGGAAAGTATCTGCAAGGCTTCGTTTGCCACTTGCGGCATACTTTTTATGTAAGGTAGTGTTGAAGTATTGCTTACCAACGTATCACCCGTGATAGCGAACATTTTTTGAAGTGTCGCTATCTTAATGTCGCCCCATGTAGTCATATGACCGCCTCCTATATATCAAAATTCACTGATCCGATGTGCCCACAGCGGATTGATGTGTCCAGATACACTTTGTAACCGGCTTTCTGCGCTTTTCGGCAGAAATAAATATCTTCTCCCATGTTCGGAGTGTACCGGAACCAAGGTTTTTTGATGTTCTTAAAAACGTCCACCTTCGTAAGAACACACCCGAATCCAACTCCATCAATCTCCATGAGCCTTTCAGATTCCCTTATCTCTGAGAGTGAAATATCCTCATAGGTGTCCTTCGCGTCCTTCTTGAATCTCTTAGCGACAGCATTTCTGCCTTGTCCTGCTGTTGGGAGCAGTTTATAAGCGTACACTCCCGAAACGATGTCCTTGTCGTGGCTCAATAACTGAATCAGAGTGTTTTTAGGAATAATCATGTCAGAGTCAATCCACAGAATGTAGTCGTATCCGATTTCCAAAGCGTGTTCGACTATCAAATTCCTTGATGCGTCTATCGAGTAGGATTGAGGGCAAAACACCCCGATTCTTGCGCCATCCGGCCTGTCCATGCAGATGATCGATGCCGCGCTCTGGATTTCTATATCTCTTGAAGTGGGTATTGCGATTAGGATTTTCATGTGTACCTCCAAATAAAAAGCAGGCCGGCCTATTTCAAAGTCGCGCCCTCCGGTACTGCCCCGGATTTCTCTTTTAAGGCACGATAAAAGGGGCCGAAGCCCCTTGTTTACGGTAATACTACCGCTGCTACCTGTAAGGCATTGGTGTTTGTGGTGGACTTGTCCTTGATAAGGATCTTACCCTTGTTGCCGCCGGACATCTGTTTGAATGCGCCTGACTCGACCACAATTACAACCTCGCTGGACTGAGCAATCGGAATTTCAAGGTCTTTTACGCCCTGCAATCCGTTGCCTTTAACGATAACCGCCGTATGGGTTGCGTCGGTGATTGAGTTCTTAATGTGGATACAGATTTTCTGGTCGTCCTTCCCTGCGTCCACAAGGCAAACGTCATTTTTGGGAATCTGAACGAAGGTTCCCATAGCGGTTGCGGCGTTTCTACCGATTACTGCGCTGGTTACTGCTGCTGCTGTCATCCTATTTCACCTCCTTATTTGTGGGCCTTGATGACGTACAGTTCCTTAGGTCTAACTACTTTTACGCCATATACGTTCAGGCCCTTAATAGCATCGGAGAACAGCCCTTCGGGACGGTACGGCTCAACCTTGTCGATCTGGTTGACATAGGCGACGGCCTTCTTGGTTCTGACCAGGCAGTAGTAGTCGGTTCCGTCGTTGTAGAGGTTGTTTGTTACTCTGACTCTCACGCCGTCGTACCGGCCCATGATGCCTTTGCGGAGCATTTCTGTGTTGTTGGTGTCCAGGTCTATGTACTTCTCTTTGAGATGCGCATAGACGAAAGGCGGGATCTCCATTACTACATCAGCGTCAAGAGGTACGTCGTTCTCCCTCAGTTTCAGGATCGCAGCGTCGATAGCGGCTTTTGCCGCAGATGCGGTATTAATCTGTGTAGAGTTTGAAGTTGTCCCTGCGTTCTTTCCGGCGATTTCCGCAATGTCAGAGTCAATCTGCAATGCCATTGCGAGAGTGGCCTCTTCCATGAGGGCTTCCATCAGGCCGGGTTTTGACTGCGCCTTGTCCACATCGTCAACCATGAAGTTGAAATACTTCGCTTTGTCGATGGTCAGGAATACGGACGAATCCTCAACGGTTTCTGGTGTTCCGATGTCTGCGCCGGTGTAGTTGCCGATCGAGGGCCTGCCGACGCCGAGAATCTTTATCTGGTTCCCGTATTTGGCCTCTCCCTCGAACTGCCTGTTACAGAAGTCCGCAAGGATGGCCTTCTTTTCCAGTTCATGCTGGATATATTTCGACCAAAAGGTCTGTTTAAAATTTGCGTATGCCAATTAAAATCACTCCTTTACCATTTGAGCATTGATTTTCTGATCGCCTCCATGATCTTCGGATTGTCGTAGGCTTCAGGAGGCAGCTTGTCAACCTCTTCCTTGGTGTAGAAGTCCTTTTCTTTGGCAGATGAGGAATTGACCGCGCCGATGTCTTT